GCCCGAACCCAGACGCCGCGCCGGTTTGATTCGGCGATTCGTTGAACAGGTGCATCACGGCGACACCGCTCTTTGCGTTGTGCGACACGATGTTGGCCTGGAAGTACATGCCCGACGGGGCCTGCACGGTCGGGATGATGTCGGCCTCGACGCACGAGGGGTGCTGAATCGTGTACACCCCCGTCGCCGTGCGCGTGGCCGTCGTGTTGGGCACACCGTACATCGTCGAGACGAGTCCGGTCTGCCCTTGGAAAAACATGCGTTCCAGCCCCAGGAATGCGCCCTCACCGCGAGGGCCCACCATGTTGAGCGGGAACTGTCCGTTTTGATCAAATCCAGCCGGCATCGGAGCTCCTTAGACCAGCGAGATGCGACCCGAGTTTTTCGGCGCGCGGCAAGCCAGCAGGGGGTAGGACAGGAGTCGGAACTCGTAGTCCGTGGAGGTGGCGCGACGGAGAATCTCGAGCCCGTCACCGGTTTGCGGGTGAAGCAGCTCGCCCATGGAAGAAATCCACCAGTCTTCCATGCGCAGCGCGAAGAAGTTCCCGCGCGGCACGTGGCGGTCGGTGTAAATCGGGATCCGACCGGCCGCGGTCATGATGTCGATCTTCATGAAGCCGAACTGCGTCGAGTCGTCTTCGAGCGCGCGGAGGCCGCGTGCCTGCATGAGCGTCTCGAGCACCTGGAAGTCCTCGGGGTTCATCCAGCCGGCAGTGGGGGCCTTCGCCTTGAAGCGACCCGTCATCTGCGCGAGCAGAATCTTGATGCGCTCTTCGAACGTCTTGCCGAGCACGCTGGCCGCAGCAACGCGGCAGCCGGCGAACCGTTGCGGGTCCGTCGCGCGCGTCGCGGCAGACACACCCCAAAGCGCGGGCGGCGCATCGGTCGACGTGATGAACGCCTGAACTCCCTTGATGATGGTGATGCCCTGGTCGCCGAAGAAGTCCGACTGACGAAACAGGAAGTCGTTCGCGGTGAGCGACGTGATGCCGGCTACGGTGTTCAGCGTGATGAGACCGAGCCCGCGATTGACGGCCGAGACCGTTGCGGAGCCCACGCGCTGAGTGTGCGTCGGGTCGGAACCATCGTTGCCGGACGCGGTCACGACCATGCCGACTTCGAACTGGCTCACCGACTCCGGTGCTACCAGGACGATGTCGTTTGTGTTCTGGATGACGCCGACCTGGCCGATCGCCTGCCCGCCGTTGCCCCAGGAGTAGATCGAAAGGTTTTCGCCGGCCGTCTCGTAGAGGCCGTCGATTTCCACCTTTTTGTTCTCGAGGTACGCGCCTTGATTCGTGCGCGAAGCCTGCAGAACCTTGTCGCCGATTTGCACGACGCCGAAGTAGTCGCCAGCCACGATGCCGAAAACGGAAGCCGCGACGTTGTTCGCGTTCGTCTGGGCCGTGCTGAACACGCCGCCGGTGCCTTGCGGGTTCGCCGAGAAGATCGGGACCTGCATCTGGTCGCCGACCATGCCCGTGTCGCCCTTTTTCTCGACCATGGCCAAGAACGGGTTTTCGGGATACGCGAGCTCCTGCACCATCGACGAGTCGATGTAGCGGTGCTTCAGGAGAGCAGCGAAAGTGGTGAGAGTCGAGCCGTCGCAGACGTTGGGGCTTCGGAACTGGATATCGCCGACGCCTCCCAAGTCGTCAGTAGCAATGTGCAGCATGTGAAAATCTCCGAGTACAGGTCGCGATTGCTCGCGGTTACTCGGGGGACTTTGATGGCCCGGGCCAACTGCCATTGTGGAACCGTCCACAATGACCTCGACAATTTAGAGTCGGCCGGGCGACTTACAATTATGCTACGCCATTACACGGAACGGGCAAGCAGAAAACATTGCACGCGCGTCGTGTGATATCGCATCTCAATCGATTACGTTATCCGTCGCTCGCGATACCGAGGTTCTCTTCGTTGATGGCTTCGCGCAGGCGCCGACTGAACTCGGCATCCTTTTCTTTCTTCGTCGCGAACACTTTCGGCGCGCTGGCAACGTCTGGAGCGGTCGGTACAACTCCGGTCCGGTTGGTCTTTCCTTTCGCGGCGGCGGGGACAGCGACGGGCGCGGCCGCGGTAGGGGCGACGGCTTGCACGACTGCCGCGGCTTGCGCCGGAGTTGCACCGAACGCGCGCTGGAGCTTCTCGTAGAGCCCGCGCATGTGCTTCTCGAGCGGCGCGGCGAATCCCTGGGCGGCGATCTTGATGGCCTTCTCGGGGCTCACGGTCGAGGACCCGTCCCAGTTCTGGCGCTGCACCTCGATCACCGCGTGAATGAACTGCGGGTCATCGTGGAGCTCGCGCACGAGCGGGTCGGTCGATTTCTGCATCTGGGCGGACAGGTTCGCCCGGTGCGTCTCCAGCGCGGCCGCGTGCTGCTGCGCCTGAAGCTGGCGCTGTTGCTGGATGCGTTGCTGCTCGGCCTGTTGCTCGCGCTCGCGCTCTTTCTGCTCGAGCAGTTGTAGGCGCTTGTAGTTCGGATCCGAAATCTTGGCGATGTAGGCTTCCTGGAGCCCGTTCCAGTCGTTCGCCCCGAGCAGCTTCGCGACCCCCTCATAGTCCCCGGCATCATGGGCCGCCTTGAGCTGCTTCGCGAACGCGAGTTCGGGCTCGAAGCTGCCCTTGGCCTGGTTCAGGCTTTGGAGCAGCTCTTGTTCCTGTTGCTTCAGGCGAGCATCCGCCTTCTTTTGCTTCTCGCGAAAGGCGACCCGCTCGGCGACCGTGACGCGCTTGGCTTCCGGCTCGAAGTCGTACCCGAGCTCGGCGGCGAGCGCGGCGAGCGCGGCGGCCTTGTCGACCACCGGCGGCGCCACTGGCTCGGCGGCAGCAGCTGCAGGCGGCGACTCTTTGTCCTTCGGCGCCTTGCCTTTGGCCTTGCCAGCTGGCTTGGCTGGCTCGGGAGCGGCGACCGGCGCGGGCTGCGCGGTGGTAGACGGGGGCGCGTCGAAGCCGCCCAGGCGCTCCATTGTTTGGACGAAGGTCTCGCCCGGGATGATTCCGCCGACTGGCACGGGCGCCGCGGCAACGGGTGGCGCGGCGACAACGGCGGGGGCAACAGGTGCAGCGGCGGTAGCGGGTTCAGCCATGGGTCATTCCTTCAGGCCGCCTGGGGTTTCGGGGCGGCTAGTTGATCTGGGGTTGGGGGCGGCGCGCCGGCGGGCGCGGGCATTCCGGCGCCAGGTGGCGGCCCCGGCGGCACCATCAGAGCGTCGAGTTCGCGGATGTAGCGGCTCAAAAGGGCGATGTTGAATTCGGCCTTCAGGCGCTCGGCGGGCGGCAAACTCCGCTGGTCGATTCGAGCTCGGAACCAAGCCGACGCGAACCGGCGGATCGCGCCGACTTTGTTGAAAATGAAGCCTTCGGGCGCCTGGTAGTCGGCCTGCGTCCAGGTTTCGCGCTCGGCGTCGAGGTAGGCTTCGATGAGCGAGTCGATGTACTCGGACTCGGAATTCTCGACGTTCAGCTCGGAATCGAGATCGGGCCAGCCAATGAGCATCTTCGCCGTCTCTTGCGAGATGAGCGACGATTTATACATGTCCTGCACCATCTCTTGGCGGCCGGCTGGGTCGTGCGGCAGAGCGCTGGAAGGGGCAACGGCAACCGAGAAGGCGTCGTCTTCGGTGTCGGCATCGCTCCACTTCACCTGGCGCAGCATCGACTTGCCCGGCCACGTCACGACGAAATCCGGATCCTCTTCGGCGAGTTCGCGCCCCACCTCCCCGGCCTCGAAGCTCCACGGATCGTAGTGCTCGAGTGCATCGTCGAAGTGCGCGGTCGCCCACCGGTCCAGGAGGGCATGACGCGCGGGTCGGACGGGGCCCGCGGCCTGTGGCGGGACACGCAGACTTACCTGTTCCTCGCCCTGGCCGTCGGGTTCGCGGTCAAGATCCCGCTGGTCCCGCTGCACTCGTGGCTGCCGGGGGCCTACGGCGAGGCCCCGACCGGGGTCACGGTCATGCTCTCGTCACTCTTGGCCAAGATGGGCGTGTTCGGCCTCTTACGGATCTGCCTGCCCATCTGCCCGGACGCGACCCTGGCCGTC